GAATGAGTTTGTGATAGCGGCGGTGTAGTAAGCAAATGGATTTTGACTCTTTGCTTCATCAAACTGAAGTCCAATTTGACTGAGTTGCAGTAATGCTTGACTACGCATTTCGTCATTGTAGGTATATCCACGCCAGTTGCTACGTGTGGCATAGCGTTCACACAGTTTGATAAACATGTGAGCCAGCTTGGGAGTCATTTTACCGTGTTCACGATTGAATGTGCCTTTTTCCAAATCGCCCTTCCAGTGACTCTTGCCCACGCACACAGGTTCACCAGCTTCGTTGACCTTGTAGTGTTGAAATGGAGGAAAATTACATTTGACATATTTGGTGTTGCCAATCAAGTCCAGGTCGTCATCGTCGTACTCACTGCGTGGCACAGCACCTTCTTCCTCTTCTAGGGCTTTGACAGCGGCCTTTCGTGACTTTACATCATCCACAGGAATATGATCCCAGGTCATGATACGAAAAACCACATCGGTATCCTTGACGTCTTTGAGTTTGACTTCAAATTCATCCAATTTGCGTTTGGTGCCGTCGGCCACAGCCGCTTCCAGGGCCAGTTTGGCCAATCTAACGCATCGCTCTTTGCGAGCCAACATTATGTTCTTTTTGTTTATTTTGCTCACATCCGGCAGTATCATATCGTACGCATGATATTCTGGATCTGTAAATGTGCAATAGGTTGTTTTGCTTTTGTGAATTTCTTTTAGAATGTCTTTGTTGTTAAGATAATTATGGCGCACCTGTGTTTCCTTTAAAGTTAGCACATACTAACATATTTACTGGTCCAGGTCAACCTAATTTTGAAAAATACCAAAACATTATCTACGCCGTTATTGATATCTATAAATACTGTATAACCAGGAATCATAATGCCAGTTTTATCTAACGCACAATTACAAGGAAGCCCTGTTGCTGGATCACAGTCGTTTGGTGCTCAATTGGGACAAAGCATCAACAACGGATTGTTAGGCGCTGTGGGTCTAGCACCCAATGGCATGAGTGGACGCCAAAACACAGCTGACATGTTTAGATACAGTAGTAGAACCACTGGCCCGGCTCCTAGATTTGTGTACCCAGCTTTCCCCAGTGCCACGGCAGACTGGCGTGTGCGTGTGAGTCTAGCACCAAACAGCAAGTATTTTTACAATGATCCGCAAGGTAACGCTTTATTGAGTCCGTTGATAGAATCCGGTGGCGGGTCGGACAACAGCGTTGGTGCAGCATTTGGGCAATTGACTGGCCTTGGCGGAACAAAAAGAGTGGGTGTGGTATTTCCGTATACCCCGGCAATAACAGTGACACACACCGCCAGCTACACACCGCAAAAATTAACACACAGCAATTATACTCAGCATTTTTATGACAGCAGTGATGTTAGTGCAATAACGCTTGTAACTGATTTTACTGTACAGAATATCAACGAAGGTCAGTACTTGTTGGCTGCTATCTATTTCTTTAGAAGCTGTACCAAAATGTTCTTTGGTGGCGGCCCCAACTCCGGCAATCCTCCTCCAATTGTTTACTTGAACGGATACGGACAATACTACTTGCCTAATGTGCCTTGTGTGGTTACCAGTTTTAGTCACACCATGCCAGCAGATGTGGACTATGTGGACATTCCTGAACCCAGTGTTACTCGTGGCAGTATGGGATTAAATCCTAGACTAAACAGCACTAGATTGCCTACCACTAGTCAGATGACATTGAGTCTACAACCGGTGTACAGTCGTTATGCACAAAGTCAAGGATTTAGCTTGGAAGACTTTAGCCGCGGTGCTCTAATCAATCCAGTCAGGGGCAATAATCCTGTTACAGCATTTGGCGCCACACAGCCAACGAAACATGTCAACAACACTATTAAAAATGGTGGCTTCCTATAATGGCAACCTATTCACGCACTAGTCCATATGCTGGAACACAAACCTGGGGCAAGTTTTTAGACGTGTGGCCAGGCAAAACTATCTCAGCCAGTGTGACAGATGCAGTATATCAAATTGATCAAATATACAATCTAAGGCCAGATCTGTTGGCCAACGACATGTATCAGGACAGTAGCTTATGGTGGGTGTTTGCTGTACGCAACCCTGATGTGTTAAAAGATCCTCTATTGAGTTTTATCACAGGTACTATCATTTACGTTCCTACCAAAACGGTTATTCAACAACAACTACTAGGCATTTAACAATGGCTATCAAAAAACCAGCAGAAACTGCTGCAATCGTTAACCCGTTGCATCGATATGCATCTTACACCTACTCTTGGAGTTTATGGTGGCTGGATACTAAAGATTATAACAAGCTCATGAAGTCAATCAGTGTTGAAGAAGCATTGAATTGGAAACCTACCCCCAAGAAAAGTTTTGTAATAGCCCAAGATGGCGGCCGTTATCCCAATGATAGACAGCCCGGTACCAAGGGGTTGAACTATCATATACAAAATGTACAGTTTGAAAGTCTAATATCACCAAACAAAAAAAACAAAAGTAGCAATATGCTACAAGGTGAAATGACCATAATAGAACCATATGGTATAACTTTGATTGACACGTTGGTAGCAGCATCTTTTGACGGAACAACATTTAACAATTACACTGACAACCCATACATGTTGCAATTGGAATTTGTTGGCTACGACGACAACGGAGACCCAATCCCCAAAGGTGGTGAAGACATTGCTATTTACAACAAACGTTTTCCTATTAAAATACTTAACATAGCATTTGACATTACCACAAAAGGAGCACAGTATACATTAGATTTTATACCAACCGGTGGTGAAATATTGCAATCATCGGATTATAGTGTTACTCCCAGACAGTTTGATATAACCGCCGGAACAGTGGAGGCGTTCTTCAATGGTCCCGAAGGACTAGCAGAACAGTGGCAAGCATTTTGGCGAACACAAGAAGAAAAAAAACATGCAATTTTGTCCGACGGTATGTTTTTTAAAATTGATCCTGAAATTGCCAATTCTGAGATAGTAAACAAAACAAAAGTTTCATTGGCCAAAGCCAATCCCAAGGTCAAACAAATTGATTTAACAAATTCAACATTCAGTATTCCAAAGGGAACTCCGGTACTGGATATTATCACCAAAGTAATGGCCCATAGTAGTTTTCTAATAGAAAAACAACTGGGATTAGAAAAAACCACATATGAAAATGCCGATCTGTTTGATCCAACACAGATTTTTAATGCTTTTAAAACCACAACAAAATTAGAATACGGCGGCCTAGATCGTGGCGGACAACGTCAAGATCCTGCCATTGATATCATTACTAATCGATATCCTAAAATTGTAACATTTAACATACAACAGTATTCCATATGGAATTCTAACCATCCGGCAACACCACGGCTTACCAACAGCTACCCTTACACAACCAAGTATTACAATTACATGTACACTGGCCTTAACACAGATATTACCGATATTAAAATAAACTTTGACAGCACTTATTATACTGCAATTTTAGCATTTACCAGTGTTAAAGCCGCAGAAGATTCCACAGACGATACTGGATCCGAGATAGAAAATAACAATGCCATAGGCAGAGCTGTAAAAAAAGTGTCATTAAACACAGCAATTTTGTCAAAAATGATTCCACAACTGGCATCAATAGCAACTGTTACCCAACCAAAATATAAATTTATTGTGGATGACGTTAACGTAACATCGGGCATGAATATCAAAGATCGCCCTGCAGCTCAAGTATCAGCCGACGTGTTAAAAAGTATATATACTGCACAAAGTCAAGAAATGTTGGCAATTGATCTGGGTATTGTTGGAGACCCTACCTTACTCAAACAGGACGACTGGCTATATGTGCCAGACCCAGAATCTGCAGATTGGTCTATATCAAATGCTGAATATGCTCAGCGTTATGGGCACATTCCCATGGATCGCGGACAAATAGTAGTACGATTAATTATAAATTCTCCAATTGACATGGATCTTGATCATGAAGATGGAGATCAGGGACTGGCATATCCCCAGCCTAAATATAGTCAAAGTTTGTTTAGTGGTCAATACATTATATTGGGAATTACTAACAAATTTGCCAACGGAGTATTTTCTCAAACATTAAACTTATGTAGAATCATGGGTGACGAATTCCAAACTGCATTTGAACTGGCAAGAAATGGCGACGGCAGAAACCCAGTTGAACTGGGGACAAGAATTGACAAAGAATTATCACAGACCAATCCAAGTGGGCCAGCCGGCGATGCTGATGCCAATACTGACGACAGCATCTTTGATTATGATCCAAGAGAATAAAGGAATCAATTAAACAATGGCATCAGAACAAATTAGAAGATCCGGCGCAGACCCTACCGCAGTAGCTGATCCTAAATCTACTGCTTTAAACTCTGGCCCGTATGAAGCAATAGTAGTGGCTCACGCCAGTGGTGCTAGACTAGGACAGTTGCGTGTTAGAATTATTACCACATCGGGTACAGTTCTAGGAACTGATACCACAGCAGACGATACTGTGGTGGCCAATTACTGTAGTCCGTTCTTTGGAACAACATTTGGTACAGATCGACAACTTCTTCCCGACGGTGCATTTACTTCGGGACAAAGTTATGGCATGTGGATGGTGCCACCTGACATTGGCAACAAAGTGTTGGTAATATGTACACCTGCTGGAGACTGGTACTGGATTGGCTGTATCATTGATTCTAGCAGTCATCATATGGTTCCGGCTATTGGCCGTAACGTCGGCGGTAAAGATCGCACCAGGGCACCCGGCTCGTTACCGGCATCAGGATCCAGTAACTTGCCGGTTGTGGAATACAGCACCAAAGAAGTCACTGCATTTGATGCCGACGGTTTAGAAAATACACCGCGTTACACACACGAATTCCAAGCCGCCAGATTGATCATGCAGGGCCTAGATAGAGACCCCATACGAGGTGCTATCAGTTCCAGTAGTATGCGTGAAAGTCCCAGCAACGTATACGGTATCAGTACACCTGGACGCAAAGTAAGCAAAGGCGATCAAGTGGCCGGCGAACCAGAAAAAGTATTTGCTAGACAAGGTGGTCACACGTTTGTGATGGACGACGGTGATGCAGCCGGAAAAGACCAATTAATGAGATTGCGTACCACGGGCGGTCATCAGATATTGATGAATGACTCAGAAAATGTTTTGTATATTGCCAGTGCCAGTGGACAACACTGGTTAGAATTCAGTAAAAATGGACAGATAAATGTGTATGGCGCCGCCGGTTTTAACCTACGCACACAAGGCGTATTGAATTTGCACAGCGATGTCCTACTCAACATGAGTGCTCCAAATATCAAAATGACTGCCATGGGCAATGACAAGGCACCGCTAGGATCTATCAGCATGGCAACATCGGGCAACTTTAGTGCCAGCGCCGTGGGCATGGCCAGTTTAAAATGCAACGGCATGTTGACCTTGAGTGCCGTTGGAAAAGCCAGCTTGGTAGCTGGCGGCCTATTGGATCTATCAAGTGCATTAAAGACCAGTGTGTTTGGCGGCATGCTGATGTTGAATTCAGGCAAACCTGGCATACCAATGCCAGTTACTCCGCCCACTGTTACCCCAAAGCCAGACACAAAGCTACAGGGCGGTATATGGAACACCGGCGGAGTAATCATGACAGCCTGCACAGTAGCACCAGCACACGAGCCCTGGACAGACGCCAACGGACAAAGGCCTAAAAAATAATGGACGCAGGAATAGCTCAAGCCATTCGCACATTGCCCCCTGATCCTTTGCCGGTCAGTTGGCTAGGCCGTCCCGATATGACAGCATCATGTCCGGACTGGGCAGTTATAGCACAGCTATCTAACACACAGCAAAGAAATTTATTAGCACAAATAGCCTATGTTTCCAGTGACTGGTCTTACACAAAAATAGGTGCCAACAACGAACTAGGCAGATATCAATTTGATACCAATACATTGGAAACTTACGGCTTGTTAACAGCTGGATCAAATGTCAGTTATGGTACGGATTGTGTAAATTATCAACATTGTTGGCGAGCTATTTTTAGCACTTATGCCGACTACTTGACAGAAGTTACCAACATAAATGATTTTTTAAAAAATACATCAGCACAAGAACTTTTGGCTTATCAACGTCTAGTAGATTTGTACAGTGATTGTGTCAAAGTTGCCGCAATAAAAATCAATGACACCGCAGATGTAGTTGCAGGCATGCTGTACGTGGCCTGGGCGTTGGGAGCAGGTACAGCCGCTACTTTGAACAATACTACCGGCACAGGTGCCTATGCCTGGCGTTACTTCAGTGTTGGATCAGGGGCCAGTTATTATACTGCTGGTCGATACGCTGTAACAATTTTAAGCAAATAAATACTATTATGACAATATATCGCGGATTCAGCACCAGACTCAATGCCAAAAAGTATAGACTCACTGACTTTGAGTTGGCCAAACAAGACATGATCAATCACTTTGAAATACGCAAAGGTGAAAAGCTCATGAATCCTGCATTTGGCAGCATAATCTGGGACATGTTGTTTGAGCCCTTGACAGAAGATACCAAACAAATTATCACCAATGATATCACAAGAATTGTAAGTTACGACCCCAGACTTGCTGTGCAACAAGTAGCAGTAACCGAGCAGGACAATGGGTTTTTAATAGCAATTGATTTGGCCTATATTCCCACTGATCAAAGCGAAACCATTGCGTTAAACTTTGATCGAACCAACAATAGATTAATCACTAATTAACAGACCATATTATTCTTTCCGATAAATACTTGATACGGATAAAATAACATGGCACAAACCACACGTCAAACCAACCTCTTAGTACAGCAAGACTGGACCAAGATCTATCAAACGTTTACCAACGCTGACTTCACCAGCTATGATTTTGAGACTCTGCGTAACAGCATGATCACCTATCTCAAAACATATTACCCCGAAACATTCAATGATTTTTTAGAAAGCTCAGAATATCTGGCCCTGATTGACATGATTGCGTTTCTAGGACAGAGCCTGGCGTTCCGTGCAGATCTAAATGCTCGTGAAAATTTTATTGACACAGCACAGCGTAGAGACAGTATTTTAAAACTGGCACGTATGCTCAGTTACAATCCGCAACGCAACACAGGAGCCAGTGGCCTGCTCAAGTTTGAAAGTGTGCGTACCACAGAATCCTTAACCGACAGCTCAGGCATCAATTTAAGCAATGCTACCATACACTGGAATGATCTTACCAACGAAAACTGGTTAGAACAGTTTACCACCATTCTCAATGCTGCCTTGGTCAGTAGCCAAGCAGTGGGCAAACCCGGCAACAGCCAAACTATCAACAACATCAAAACAGATGAATACACAATTAGCCTAAACACAAACACGCTACCTGTTGCTCCATTTACCACAACCATACAAGGCAGTAGTGTAACATTTGAAGCAGTAAGTGCCACTAGCCTGGGGCAAAGCTATCTATACGAACGCGATCCAGTCAGTGCCGGCGCATTTAACATTTTGTATCGTAACGACAACAACGGCAATGGATCAAACAATACTGGCTTCTTTTTGTATTTTAAACAGGGAAAATTAAATTCTACAGAATTTAACATTACCAATGCTATCCCTAACAACTTTGTTACAGTGGCCACTAACAATATCAACAACACAGATCAGTGGTTATACAGTTTGGACGTGAATAGAAATGTCAGCGAAAAATGGACCAAAGTTCCGGCCTTGAGCGGCATCAATGTCATCTACAATCAACTGACAGAAAAAAATCTTTACCAGATCAACACTCGCACCAACGATCAAGTTGATGTGGTGTTTGGAGATGGTAGTTTCAGTAACATACCACAAGGTCGTTTTCGTTTTTACTATCGTACCGGCAATGGTATCACCTACAGCATTACACCCGACGACATGGCCAGTGTGAGTGTAGCCTTTAGTTACATCAGCAAACAAAACAGAGTTGAAACACTGACCATCACAGCCAGCTTGAATTATACTGTGACCAATGCCAATGCAGCACCAAGTTTGAGCAGTATCAAGGCTTCAGCTCCACAACAGTACTACACACAAAATCGCATGATCACAGCGGAGGACTACAACATCTTTCCGCAGACCAACTATGGTAGTATTCAAAAGATCAAAGCAGTTAATCGTACCAGCTCTGGTGTAAGTTTATATCTAGACGCACTAGACCCCACTGGCAGTTTCTCCAGCACAAATATTTTTGGCGACGATGGCACAATTAGTGCAAACAATAAGATTGGATCAACACAGTTTGATTTCTTAACCGACAACGACATTTATTTGTCTGTGTACGATGTAATCATACCAACAATCAACAGTACAGAAGTTAGAAACTACTACTATGGAAATACTAGTGTATTCCCAAGACTCAGCGGTAACACCAATACTGTTTCGGGCGGCAATATCAAGTTCAATCAAAACACAGTAAGCACAGGAACCAGTACAGGATTTTTGGCCAATCTGGTCAGCAACGTTACACTACAAGTAGGAGCCAATGTTAGTCATTATCTAAAATATGTTGACACAGGCGCTGTATTACAATTCAGTGCACCGATTGGATATAGATTCAACAGCGAACATCAGTTGCAGTTGGGCAATACCTTGACCAACGCCGGTGACACATTGAATTTTTATGCTGTGGTTACAGACATTGTGGCTGACTCAGATCCAACTGTACCCAATAGAATTACTTTTGGTACAGTGGTGCCCTCAGGTGCAATTTTAAGCAATGTGAGCTTGGGTGGCGCAGAAGCTATTGTGCCAGCCTACAAAAATGATTTGAGCACCAGTTTGATTAGTACCATAATTACACAGATCAAAGCCTTGCTGAACTTTGGTTTAAAATACAATACCGCAATTAGAGTACAATACGAAGATGGCTCATACGGACCGTACGGTGTATGGGAAAATATTGCACCAGCTGATATTGGTGCAAGCAATGACTGGATATTAAAATTTACCTACAACCAAGGCCTATACACAATTAACTATAAAAATCTTGAATACGCTTTTGCCAGTGCAGGCAACACCAAGTTTTATTTTGATCCAGCGGTGCGTGTGTATAACTCTGTTATTGGTACCAATGTCAAAGACACTATTAAAATTTTAAAAATCAATACCAAACCCAATTCTGCTGCAGCATTAGACAATGATGTAGTGTGGCAAATTTATAATACTATCACAGCCACCGATGGGTATGTGGATAAAACCAAAGTATTAGTTCATGTACCGACCACACAAGCCGAAGATATTCCCGATAATCCAGACCTGTATCTACAAGTTGCTGCTGGATCGGCAGATAGAGATAATTTGTATTTTCAATATCGTCATAATGTTCCTGGACGTAGCCGTATTAATCCAACCCCAGTAAACATTGTTGACATTTATGTTCTAACATCAACCTATGCTACAGATTACGCAAATTATCTCAGAGACCTGACTGGCACAATCACAGAACCAGATTTGCCAACCAGTACCAGTTTAGAAACAGCATACAGCGACTTGGACAATTATAAAGCAGTAAGCGATACATTAATTTACAATCCAGCAAAATTCAAACCCTTGTTTGGAGCCAAGGCCGATGTGAGTTTACGTGCTCGATTCCAGGTAGTAAAAAATCCAGCAGCCAATGTGACAGACAATGAAATTAAAAGTCAGGTTATTACCGCAGTAAACAAATACTTTGACGTGAGTAATTGGGATTTTGGAGAAACATTTTATTTTAGTGAATTGGCCGCATACTTGCATTCAACACTGACACCTAATATATCAAGCGTGTTAATTGTGCCAGCAAGTAATAATTTAGTGTTTGGTAATTATTTTCAAATCAATGCCGAACCCTGGGAAATTATTACCAGCGCCGCCACAGTCAATGATGTTGAAATAATTTCAGCCATCACAGCCGCTCAATTGAATTTGGGCAATACATTAGTCGGAACATATTAATGGCAATAGT